GTGCTTCCGCTTCCATCTTCTTTTTGTAAGCCTCTTTGAGCTTTTCAACCATGGATGCCGGAAGCGGCGAATAGGTCATGAACTCAAGCGCAATCTCTGGCGTGATCTGGTCCTTGAGCATTGGCAGCATTTGCACCAAAACGCCCCATGTCCGTTCTTTTTCGTTCGGGCTTGATGGCGCATCATCAACGATGATGTCATATTGCAAATCGGTTTTTTCCGGCTTCACCAGCTTTGCATATTGGCCTTTTTGATCCCCAAGTATTCTGACCAAACGGCCATCGCTCAAGTAATTCTGGATGATGTAGAGCAACACGCGGCCCTGAATTTTGCGATAGCGGCGGAGACCATTGAACAACTTCGCGAGCATGATTTGCCCTGCCTCACGCCGCTGCATTTCGAGAACGCCTGACTGCGTGGCTTCACGCATGCCCATCAATTCCAGATTGATGCCGGTTACATCGCGGATGCTGTTGACCGCATATTCCATGAGTTGGAAAAATCCGGTCGGTAATGGCGTGATTGGCTTTGCCTCAACCTTGCCAGACTGCAACGCATTGTCTTTCAACCATGTGATCTGATCTGACTTTGCCCACGATTCCTCAGCCTGACGAACGTTATCAAATGCGCCCTTCTCGGCCATGATGCCGCCCTTGGCGCTAGTATTCAGAACGTGAATGATCTGGCTCAGAAACTTATTTGCCCATTTTGCAGGGTCTTTTGTCGGCCTGATGATGCCGTACCAGTATCCGTTTTCTTCGTCCCTATATCCGGTCATCGCCTGATAGGTGAAATGCGTCGGGCAGAGGCTTTCAACAACCGGGTCAAGAAACTCTGACCCCATGAATGCCTTCATGACTTTACGCCGTCTCTGCTTCACAGCCTTGATGCCTGGAGCCGCTTTTTTCAGAAGCTTGAACTTGGTTACATCAAGCTCAACGATTTTTGACTGACCTGTTGTCGGATCTGGAATTGCGGCGCGATAGAAAGGCTCATATTCAAACCACTGCGCTTCAACAATGTGAACCTTGTCGGTTTCATCAAGCGTAACGCCGTCGCCGTCATATGCCTTGCTGGGTAGAGGTTGCTCTTTGGATTCTGACTTTTCTGCCGTCATCGCCCATGCAGCATGCAGGCAATGATCTTCCTGATCCGGGAACATGACGCGGGCTTGTTCAATCGTCATTTCACGGACGCGAAAAACCCGCGTGGCATCCGTGATATTTGCCTTTACAGCGCTTGCATCCCAGACCATTTCAAACGGATCAATTCGCTCAATGATGCCATCGCCGTCCGGATTTTCATCAAAATCCATGCGGGTTTCTGTCCAGCCCATGCCGCCCTTGCAAAGGTCTTCAAAGGCTTCACTTTCCTCATCCTCTGCGTTGCAGTTGTCACGAAACCATTCCGCTGCACTGCCAAGCAATTCATTGGCCTTCGCGTCTCCCTCTTCGCGCGGGAAGAAATTCACCTCACGACGGTTGCTGATTTCGTTACCGACAACGGCATTGACCAGAACAGCCGGGCGATTAAATGTCAGCGAGGGCCGGTTGAGGTCTTGCAGCGCCTTCTTTTCTTCTTCGGTCCAGTGTTCGCCGTTGTAAAATCTGTAGTCCTCGCGCGCCACTTCACGCCATGCACGCGCCTTTGCAACGTCCTGCAAATACCAACGCTTGAGCTTTGCGAACAATTCCGCATCGCCCAATTCCGTAGATTCCTCGTGTTGTTCGGTCACGCCGTCATCCACGATCCGGTCCTTTGCTTTTTGATTTGGTAGTCGCGGTCATAGACGGACAAAACCTCTGCAAATCTTTTCATCATCAAGGCATAGCGCGAGGCTGAAATCAGGTCGTCTCGCTCTTTCACAATCTTGCCGTCCTTGCGGTGGTAAAGCCTGAATTCTTCCAGCCATAACCGGCATGTCGAAAACACTTTCCAACGACCTGTTTCCATGCGTTGCAGCATATCGAGAACACCGGCTTCAACACCGTTGGTTCCATCTTCGAAGGTGGCGCGCTCGTAGTGCATGTTGAGCTTTTGTTGAGCGTATTGCTCTTTTAACTGCTCGCCAGAACCCTTATCGTGTTGCAGACCATCGTGCGGCCATGCCCAAGGGAAAAACTCGCCCCACGGACGAATCGCAGCGGCATGAATGATCGGCGTTGACTGCGATTGCCTGTATTCGTTGACTAAGTAGAACGTGTCGGCGTCTCGATCCCATACGCATTTGACTGCGGCAAACGGATGATCATAACCAAAGTCCATGCCGCCAATCGTTGGCCAGTGTTTCGGCGTATCAAAAGGCTCGCAGACAATGCTTTCCTCTGTGACCGGAAAGATGCGCCCGGAACCCATGCTCGGAACGCCCTTGGTGCGGGCTTCCAATTCATGCGCCGGATAGCTGCGAATGATGCGCTCGCGGTCATCTTTTGAGAAGTGCAAGGCATCGTCAATCGTCATCGTGATTGCGGCGCGGTCTTCGCTCTCTTGCATCAAGTACCTCGCCACCACGTTTGACATGCCAGTGAGCGGCGTGAAGGTCATCGCGATCAATCCGCGTGTTGCGTTGGTGCGCGTGATGCCTTCGAAATAAACGTCTTCGGGTGGCTCTTCGTCAAACCAGACATAATCAACCGTTGAAGCCTGCCACTTGCCCCGGCCCTGCTCATAGGCCTTGAATTGGAGTGATGATTTGCCGCCGCTCAGATGCGATATGCTCGCCGTTTCGATGGCGTTGGCAATTCCGCCGCGCATGGTGGTAGCCGCGATGCAATCGTACGGAATGTAACCCGTTCCCCAATCCTCTTTATTTGTCGGTGTCCCGATGAGCAATCGCTGCACGCCGTCGCGCGTCAGTTCGTAGCTTTCAGAACCGGCGAGCATGGTGATTGGCTTGTTGTATCGCTTGCCCTGCCAGTCAGCCGGATATTGGCCAGTGAGGTGCATTGCGGCTTCGGCGGCACCTGCGAGGGTTTTTCCTACTTGGTTTGCGGCGATCAGCAGGCGCTCGCGTCTGGTCAGGCCAGCAGCATGAAACTCGGTCTGTTTTGGATACGGCGTGTAACGGCTAAGTCGCGTCCTCGCTATCAGCAGCTTGCGCGCCTCCAGCACTTGCAGCAACTCCAGCTTCTTTGAGTAGGAGAGCGAGTTTAGCATCGAGTGCTGACTCGCTGATTCCGTCAAGCTTTCCTGCAACATTCAAATCCATCTTATCGCCGTACTTTTTCGGCGCGAGCTTGGAAGCAACCCATTTGCGACTATCGATTCGCAGGCGCGAGCGATTGATATGGTCGTGATTTGCCTGCCATCCCGGATTGTCATCATCGTTGCGCTCCATCCAGTCGTTCGAAGCGTTGTCGGCGATCTCGATTATTTCATCGGCGTAAGCATCGGCTTGCTCTTCTCTCGCGCGCGCGTATTGGGCGCGGAACTGCTCGTTATTTGCCAACCAACGCAAGACGGTCGACTTGTTTGGCTTGTCATCTTTCCTGCAAATTTCGCGTAGGGACATACCAGACGCGAGCATGTCGCATATTTTTTGCGCCAACTCATCCGAGTAAACAGTCATTTTTAGAGGCAACTATCCTATTGCCCTGCGTTGTGCGGGGCTTGAACCAGAGCGCGACAGGTTGCGCATTCCCGGTCGTGATTGTTTCACGTGTGACACGTGCGATGAGACTGTTTGTAGCATTTTATGGCATTGTGTCAAGTGTGGCGGATTGGCAAAGTTGCGCAAAGTTGCGCAAAGTTGCGCAGTGCGCAGGTTTGCACCGAATTAGTTCCACTTTGATACCTAATTTGTGATTGGACTATTACACATTCAATGTGTATATCTCAATCATCAGCAACGGGGCAGCGCCCCACTCAATAGGAGACGAAGAAAATGGCAAAATCAGAAACATTCAATGTGCCAGTGAGTTGTGTAGATGCAGTCATCGCGCTCTGCACCCCAATGGTGGGGAGAAGTAAATATCTCGGTGTATCCGTCTATCATGAGGGGAATGGGAAAATCGAGATGTACGGCGGCAACAACGCGGAGCGCAGCCAATTTCGTCAACTGGCCGATAAAGTAACGCGCCGCGAGACAGCAAATTCAGTGTGCGTAGAACCTGCTACGGTAGCACAGATCAACTACCTACAGAGCCTCATTCTGGATGATCCTGGCATGGCTACAACAGTTGGCGCATCCCTGGACGGCTCCAGGGTTACGCCCAATCTCTCAAAAGCTACCGCCTCAAAAATGATTGACCAACTCAAAAACGGAATATGAGCCATGTTTTTTGCAGTCGAGAACAGCAAAACGTATGAATCAGTCAATCCTGACATTAGGGAGGCCATAGCTGACATCGGAGCGGCAATTTGTCAGGATAATGGGCTATCGTATTTTGGTTGTCGGAGGGATGGTTTTTCAGGAATAGATGGCTCTATCCTGTTAGCCGTAACCGGGAACGATCCGGACGGATTTTGTCACGATATTTATTTTAGAATACGGGATGCCGCATGACCCCCGCTGATCTCCGCACCGCCCGTGCAACGCTTGGCCAGATGTGGGGGCTGAATAGACTCCTGCATATGTCTGAGATGGGAGAGGCCCTTGGCTTACAGGGCCGTGATCCTGGTCGGTCTGTGAGGGACTGGGAGCGTGGACACACCCCGATCAGCGGCCCGGTTATGGTTGCAGTGCAAGCCATGCTCGCCGGATTTAGACCTGCTCAAACGACCAGGGCTAGTGACCCCGATGTTTATCCACCCGCCTGACACAGGCTAAGAGAGCGGAGGTTGACAAAATCGCCCGGCCAAGCGCTTGAGACGCTCAACCGGGCTAAGGATTATTTACAAAATGAGCATAGTCAATGACGATCGAGAACGCAACAAAAAAGAAAATGCGCGAACCGTGCGCGAACTGTAAGCGCGCCATATGCGCACTGTAAGGTAACAGTGGTTTTAAGTTCGAACTTGAAGCCATGTCCACAGCTAACAGAACCATTCTGGTTGCCACAAACAGGCCTTTCTCTACCCCTGAGAACGCGCTGGAGATCAATGACAAGGACGCGTTTCAGTTTAAACCACTGTCAGGCTGATGTTATTTTTTACCCACCATCAGCTGGGGAATTATTCAAGCCACCTGCTCCAAATCCTCCACGGCAATCTTGACCAGCCGTTTTTCGCCAAAAACCACTTGTTCAATCTTTGCGTGCTTCTTTCCCACTTCCTTAACTTCCACGTAATGGCCGCTAAATAGCCCGCTAGCGATGATCTTGGCCCGACCTAGGGTAAGTATACTTTTTTCTCCAAAAGTCGTCCTGGCGGCCTGTGACGCGATCTGTAGGGCCTTCACTTGGATAACCGAGACTGCAACTGGCGTTCCGGCAATGCCGAGTACACTTCGAACGTGCTTGTAACCGCGTATCTGCAACCATTGGGGTGCTGAAGCAAAGCCAGCGAGCACGTAGCGGTAAAACAGGGGCAGTTGGTAGGTCTCGCGTTTTTCTTTCGGCACCCCTCCCCTGCGCTGGCCACGGGTGCGGGTTTCGAGCGGTACCAGCGTGAAGGCCCCGGCGTCTGACTCGAGCCACTTTGCCGATTCAAACTCGCGATTGACCGTGACCGTGATGACGTACCAGGTCAGGCCCTCGGGGATTGCGCGGGCTGGATCGAGGGGAAGCGGCCATGCCGTCCGTTTTGCTTGCATGGTGGTGGTATGATTCAACCGGCTGGGAATTCAACTCCCTGCACGCTGTTTTCGGCATGCACAAAATACGACATGCACGGGAGAGAACAGAAGCGAACACCATGTGTCAGCGATCTCCTAATAAGGACCCCCCATAAAAGGGCTAAGTTATTGATATAATATACATGGTATATATATATATATATTAATATATAC